GGCCGAGCCGAAGATCGACGCGGGGCCGTGGCTCGCCGCGATCGGGTTCGCACCCGCTGCGAGGGGCGCGCTACCCGACGCGAGGAGAATCTGACCGGGGCCGCCTCGGAAGTCGAGGTTGTGGCATCCGCTCCACCCGTTGCCAGAGATCGAGACGTTCCATGTGAAGCAATCGAGCGCGAACGACGTCCCGCCCGAGGGGTTGATTGCGTAGAGCTCCCACGACCCCGAGGGCGCGTTGCCGACCACCCGCAGCAGCAGGTAGAACGCGGGGCGGCCGGAATAGGTGCCGGTGACGTCGGTCATGATTCAGCTCCTCTCAGGGGATCGTGACGGCGACGGCGTCGGAGTAGAGTCGCAGGTCGGAGTTGTTCGCGGCGGTGGCCGAGCTGCGCCAGGTCACCTCGAAGATGAAGCGCACGCGGACGCTCGTCGCGCCGGCGGGCGGCACCTGCGACTTGAGGGCGAAGACGCGGCCGGAAATCTCGCCGGGCGTCGCCGTCCCGAGGTCGACGGGCGCGCCGGTCGCCACGCCGCCGACGTACCACTGCGCCTCGGCGCGCATGACGTTGATCGCCGAGACGGCCGCGCCGGTCACGATGAGGCCCGCGGCCCAGCCGGTGAAGCTCACCCGGCGAGCGCCAGGCGCGAAGGTCACGGTGTGCTCTGTGATGAGACGCGCCTGGCTCGCCGCGACTTCGGTCGCCCCGTTGCCGAGGATGCGGGCGCGGAACGACGCGAGGCCGTTCGCTGCGAGCTCGCCCGTGACGCGCCCGCTCGTGAAGTAGGCGGCGGGGGCCGTCCCGGCGATCGCCGCCGCGGTCGCCGCCCAGTCGGTCGCGTTCGTCTCGACCGAGGGGTTCGCCGAGAAATTGGTCGCGACGTCGAGCGCTGCGCCGTCGCTCAGCTCGGCCGAGGGGTACGGCACGAGGTTGTACGGCGTGTCCTGGATGACGACGGTCGGCGTCACGGGGAGGTCGACCGCGCGCGTCGCCGAGTAGACCCACGGCCGCCCGGCGGTGAGCGTGAACTCGAGCACCTGGCCCCAGTCGTCGCCGACGTTGTGCAGCTCGCGCTCGTAGGGGCCAGAGGTGGCGGCGACGTTGTGCAGGTAGCGGCGGTACGGCTCGACCCGCGCCTCGTACTCGGCGTCCGTCTCGACGACGCCGCGCACGGGCGGGCAGTCGGTCAGGAACTCGAGGTCGGTCGTTCCGCATCCGGCGCCGTGCGCGCCGCAGGCGTCGGGGTCGAGAGCGGCGTTCAGCCATGCGATCCCGTAGTCGAGCGCGTCGCGGCCACGGGCGAGGAGGATCACGCGCACGCGCACCTGGCGGGATGCCTTGCGCGTGCGTCCGATCACGCCGCCGTCGTCGATGTTCTCGACGACGGTCGCCGAGCGCGTCGAGTCGTTCAGGCCCGAGACGCTCAGCGCGAAGACGCCGTAGAAGCGCCCCGAGACGTCCGGCATAGAGAAGTCATACCAGGGGGCCTGCGGAATGTTCGCGGCGATGTACGGGTCGTCGAAGAGTGCGCCGCGCAGCGTGTCGCAGCGCGCGCCCTTGAGCCACGGCATCGGGCAGGCAGCCGACCAGCTATAGCCGCGCACGCGCTCATTGTTCACGATTTCGTTCCCGCCGATGCGCAGGAAGCCCTCGAATGCCATTATCGACTCGCCTCCTCTGCGATGCGGTCGGCCGCTTCGATCGCAGCCTTCACGGGGTCGGGGCCGGTGATCGTGATCGGGGCCTCCACTGTCCGGTTGTTCGTGTTCGTCGTCGTGCTCGAAGCGTTGCCCGCGCCGGGTGCGAGGCTCGTCCCGTTGACGGCCACGTTACCGTTCACGTCCGGCGGGATGATATCGGTCATCGCCTGATCGACCTGGCCCGCCATCGCTTCGAGGCCCTTCACATACCCCTGCATCGTGTTCAGGCCGTACTCGGCGAAGAGGCGCGAGGGCGACTTGATCCCGAGGAACGACAGGAACGACCCGACGGCATCCTGCGCGATCTTCAGCAGCGCCTTGCCGACCGATCCGGCCGCCTGCATGAGGCCCTTCACGAGTCCGCCGACGAGGTCGACGCCGGCGCGGATGAGCTGCGGAATGAGCTTGATCAGGGTGTCGACCATGACCGGCGCGAGCTCGAAGAGTGCGGTCACGAGCTGCGGGATGATCTTCGGCAGCGCGTCGACGATCCCCGTGAAGAGTCGCACCGCGCCCTGGATGAGCTGCGGAATCATGCCGATCAGCGTCGAAATGAGCTGAGGGAGCATCTGCAGAAGCGAGGTGAGGATCTGCGGGATAGCCGTCAGGAGGCCGGTCACGACGCCCAGGAAGAGGTTCAGCGCGGCGTCGATGATCGTCGGCAGCATGGAGAGCAGCGACTCGATGAGCTGCGGCAGCAGCTCGAGCACGGCTGCGATGATGACCGGCGTCGCCGTCACGAGGCCGTCGAGCAGGCCCATGAAGAGGGAGAGGGCGGCGTCGATGATCAGCGGAAGCGCGGTGATGATCGCCGTCGCGATCTGCGGCAGCATGGCGACGAGCGAGGAGACGACGAGCGGGAGCGCCGTCACGGCCGCCTGAATCAGCGCCTGGAATAGCTGCAGCCCGGCGGCGAGCAGCGTCGGAATCATCCCGAGAATCGTCGTGATGAGCTGCGGGATCAGCGTCGTGAACGCCGTCACAATCTGCGGGATTGCGGTCGCGATCGCCGGGATAAGGGCGGTGATCACCTGAATGACGCCGGTCACGAAGACGCCGGCGTTCGCCACGACGCGCTCGAGGAGCGACGGGAGCAGCGTCGACGCGGCGTTCGCGATACCGGCGATCATGCCCGGCAGAGCGCCGGCGAGCGAGTCGAATCCGGCGAGGAGTTGCTCGGGCTTGAGGAGGGTGAGCGCGGCGAGTGCGCCGACCGCGATCCCCGCGGGGCCAGCGATGCCCGCGAAGAGGGGGCCGATCACGGGGAGGCCGCTCAGCAGTGGCCCCATGAGGCCGAGAAGGCCACCGATCGCCGGGAGGAGGGGGCCGAGCGCAGACAGGAACGACGACGCGCCGTCGGCGGTCACCTGGAAATTGATCCCCGAGAGGTAGCCCGCCAGCTTCTCGGCGGCGGGCGCGAGCACGTTCCCGATCACCTCGGCGACGGGGACGATCGCGGCCGTGACCTGATCGAGGATCGAAATCAGCGCCGGAAAGAGCACCTTGAGCGCGTCGAAGGCGGGCTGCTGCGCCGCTGCGCCGGCGCGACCGAGCGCCGCGCCGACATTCTTCAGCATGCCCGAGAAGCTCATGCCCATAGCGGCAGCCGCCGGGCCGAGGCTGGCCTCCATCGCCGTCTGGAACGTCTCGAAGTCGATCTCGCCGGAGCTGACCATCTTCGAGACGTCCTCGGCCGTCACGCCGAGTTGCTTCGACAGGAGCGACAGGACGGGGATCCCGCGTTCGGCGAGTTGCTGCACGACCTCGCCGTTGAGCTTGCCGGTTGCGGCGACCTTGCCGAAGATCGTCGTCATTTCGCCGAGGTCGGCACCCGCCACGGATGCCGCCGAAGCGAGGATGCTCAGCGAGCGCTGCATGCCGTCGAGCGGCACGCCTGCGGCGCTGAATTGTGCGGCGGCGCTGGCGGCTTCGCCGAGGCCGAAGGCCGTCCCCTTCACGGCGGCCGTCGCCGACTTCATAATGCCGTCGATCGACTCGGCAGAATGGCCGAGGCCGGTCAGCTTAGCGGTTGCCGTGTCGATCGCCTCGAGGCGACCGAAGCCCTTCACCATCGCGGTTCCGAGCACGCCGGCGACGGCCGCGCCGGTCACCTTCGCGGCCGAGGTGAGCGCGTCGCGCATCGCGTCGCCCGCCACCGTGAACGCCTTCACAGCCGCCGAGCTGATCGCGTTCCATGCCTTCGAGGCGGCGCCGGTTACGGTTGTGAAGACGGTCGACGCCGCCGACCCGAACGTCTTCGCGGCCGAGCTCGCCGTGTCCCACGCCTGCCGGGCGATACCGCCGATCTTGCCGGCGAGGCCCGAGAAGGCCGACGCCGCAGCGCTCGACGAGGTGAAGCCGTCGCGCAGACGACCGAGAGAGTTCGCCACTCCTGGCAGGGTCGACTGGAAGGCCGAGCCTAGAGCCCTCCCGGCATTCCCGAGCGCGGCCGCCCTCCCCTCGGCGGTCGTGAGACTCTGCGCGAAGGTGCCGACGATCGAAGAGAGCTGGGGGCCGAGCGCCCGGCGAAGCACTGCGCCGACGGCCTCGCCAGCCGCGCCGAGGCCGCTCTGAATCTTCGAGGTGAGCGGGGAGACGAGGGAGGCGGCAGCCGATGCGGCAGTCTTCGCGAAGCCGTTCTGCAGACCGGCGCCGAGCGCCGAGGCGAGGCGCTCGCCCGCCTTCTGCATCGGCGACTTAGTCGCCTTTTCGACGTCTGCGGCTACGTCGGAGGCGTCGACCTCGACACCGATCGACACGTCGCCGATCGAACCGCCCATCGACACGGTAGCCGCCTTTCTCGACCGCACGATGTGCGGGAGGTTCAGCGACCCCGGCCCTAGCGCCAGCGAGTCAGGTTGTAGAACGGGCGGGTATAATCACGGCCCTGAGCAACAGGTTACCGCGCGTCGGCGGAATCTGCGCTATTCGGTGAGCCGAGGCCCAGCCCCGCTTTCAGGGCTGCGAAGCCCTTCTGCTCATTCTGCGGCGCCCATGGGGAGCGGGAGTCCGTGACCGCCTGGCCCTTCGGTGGCCGCCAGAGACGCGCCCGCAGCTTCTCGATGCCGGATGCTTCGAGGTTGCGCGTCGCCATGTACCACACGAAGTTCAGGAAGCGGTCGAGAGGTAGGTCGAAGAGGGAGGGCATGCCGTGAGCGGCTGCGTACCCGTCCAGCGTCGGCCAGCTCTCGACCGCGATCCGCGCGAGGCGGACGGTCACGAAGAAGGGTTCGGCGTCACCGCCTCGGCGATCTTCTGCATGAGTTCCATCACGTCGGGGACGTCGAGTTCGTCGGCGGGATCCTGCAAGCGGGCGAGTACCTTCTTCGCCTGCGTCTTCCCGAATGCGATCGTGATCCAGTTGTTCAGCTCGGCCATGAGCGCGCCGGGATCGTTGTCGGCGCCCTTCGCTCGCTCGGCGATCGCGATTGCGACCGTCGACTTCGGCGGGGTCACGAGGTAGTCGACGCCGACGAGCTCGGCGGAAATGGGCTTGCGCGGCTTCGCCGCGACGACGATACGAGGAGCAGTCATGCGCGCGAGTCTAGCACGCCTAATAGGCGGCGACTAGGCGACCTATCGGGCGGCGTCGGACGGCCGCGCAGCGACGAGCGCGTTCCGCATGAAGTGCCCTGGCGGCACGCCGCGAACCCACTTCGTGAAGATCACGGGGCCAGCGCCGCGAATCTGAAAGACGAGGTGGGAGGCGCGGACGGGGCCGTGCGCTCGAGTGCCGTCCTCCTGCGCCCACGGGTAGTTGAATCCGTCGCGCGCACTGCGCGCGGTGCTCGCCACGATGTAGCGGGCGATGACGGGCGAGCCGGGATTCGCCCGGCGCACCTGCAGGCCCTCGATCATCGCGCCCGTGTGTACGCGGCCGAGGCGGCGGATATTGCTCATAGCTCGGCCGCGCATCGCCTGCGCGGCTCGGTACGCCGCCTGGTCGACGATCGGGCCGAGCACCTGCACCGAAGCGCCGGCGTTCATCTTGTAGAAGACGGTCGCGCGCGCCATCGCTCAGCCCTCGGGCGCGACCTCGGGCGGGCATGCGCAGGGCTGCAGCCGAAGCGTGAACTGCCACTCGAAGCCCGCCATGCCGCCGGCCTCGGGGAGCGCCTGGCCGCTGACGACTGAGCGCGTCCACCGATGGCAGCGCACGACCTCCTCGAGGTCGACGAGGTCGGCGATCATCGCGAGGCCGTCGGCCGTCACCTGATCGGCGGTCGGGAGCTTGATCCGGCGACCCTTCTCGTCGATCGTCGCGACGCATCGGGTAACCGCGATCGCCACCGTCGCGACGTAGAAGCTGATCCCGCAGCCGGGCGCGCCGTTGCGCGCGTTCTGATCGAGCACGGGCTGGAGCTGCACGACCCGCGTGTAGAGCTGCGAGCAGGAGTCGTCCCACGCCGGCGAGACGCCGGGCGCGACGTCGACGACGCGGTTCACGGGGCGGCCGTGCTCCTCGAGGAGTGCGCGCGCCTTCTCGGCGTACTCGGAGAGCGCGGCGCCGAGGCCGTCGATCCGCAGCGTCGCGGCGCTCATCGGATCATGCTCCTGCGCTGCGGGACGTCGACCGAGCGAACGGCCGAGGTGCTGCGCACCTGCGACGCCGAGTTCACCCAGGAGTCGATCAGCCAAATGCCGGTCTCCTGCCACTTCTCGCCGCTCAGGAAGAAGCTCGCCGTCACGCCCTGCCGGGTGAACGACTGCAGGCGCTCGGGGAGCGCGCAGTCGTCGGAATCGCACGCCGCCAGCGCGAACTCACACGCGAGACGCCCGGCGGCGATCTGCCCGCCGACCGGGACGGGGTTTCCGCGCTTGTAGGCGACCTCGAAGGTATCGGCCGCGGTCGACGGCGCGAGGAGGTTCTGGCACGCGGGCCACGGCGTGCCGTCGCTGCGCACGAGGATCTCGCCGTACATCACGGTGTAGGCCGACGGGTCGAGCGTCACGCCGTCGATCTTGACGCTCGTCACCTCGGCGACGGGGCCGGGCAGCCGAAGCGCCGCGGGGCCTTCGGTCGCACACGAGCACGAGCCGACGCACGGGCACCCGAGGTTGTACCACTGCCCGCCGATGAGGAGCGGCACCCACGAGCCGCCGTCGGCCTTCCCCTGCCACGGGTACGGGCCGCGCCCCCAGAAGGTCGACGTCCACGCGCGAGCGCCGTCGCATCCTGAGCGGCACGGCCGGGCGACGACGTCGCAGACGCCGAAGCGCTGGCCGGTCGCGTTCCAGAGGTAGTCCGCCGCCATCGCCTCGAAGGCGGCGCGTGTCTCGGGCGTGAGGTCGTCGAGAGCATCGCAGCCGGTGGACGGCTCGACGGGCGGCTCGGCGTCGGGATCGCCGGGAGTCGCACCGCATGCGGCGTAGTTGATCGGCCAGGCGCAGGCTTCCATCGTGGATCCTCCTCGGGTAACAGGATAGCCCCGGCGATGCAGTGAGGAGTCTCACGCACCGCCGGGGCTAGGGTCGGCCCTTGCTCAGGGGGCCGGGAGTGCCGCGACGACCGTCGGGTCGCAGGCGACGGGGGGCGGGGCCAGCGCCGTGTCGATCATGAGCAGGTGGTCGTACGGGTCGAGCGCGGTCGGCAGGACGGCCGGGTCGCCCTCTTCGTCGCGCAGGCGCAGGAACGGGCCGGTGCCCCAGCCGTTGCCGCCCTTCGTGTACGCGCCCGTGAGCTGGAACGTGACCGCGTTCTCGCCGTCGATCGTGATATCGCCGAGCGTGCCGGCCTGCACGAACGGGAGGAGGAGGTAGCCGCTCGCCTCGTCCGTCTCTTCGCCGGGGAGGCACGCCTGGCCCGAGAGGCCCGTCCAGAGCTCGAACGCGAATCGCTTCGTGATCTCACCCTCGGGGACGGTGAAGCCCGCGACGTCGCCGGCGTGATCCTCGTACGGCTCGGCGTTCGTGACGATCGACAGGAGCGACGGGTTGACGCCGCAGAAGTCGATTTCGACCGTGAACCGCTTGAACGAGTCGGCCATCTTCTCGTTCACGCACAGCGCGCCGGAGGCGTTGCGCTGAATGATTTCCGTCCCCTCCTCGATTTCGCTCGAAAGGGTCACGGTCACGAAGCCGTCGGTGGCGACGTACTCGCTCGTGCCGACGATCACGGCGCCGCAGTCGTCGAGCTGCGTCACCTGCAGGCGCTTGCCGAGTACCGGCGCGAAGCAGTGCGTGGGCATGTCATTCTCCCTCTTCTGGGGTCGTCAGCGTCGCCACAGCGGCGCCGCACGGGTCGAAGCCGATCACATAGCTACGCTCTGCGATCGTGTACAGGTTGTTGTTCGCCCGGTCGAGAAGGTCGTACGGGCGATCGGTCGGGGCGAAGACCTCGGAACGGTATCCGAAGAGGGTCGGCGTCGCGACGATCTTCGTCGAGTCGTAACCCGTGCCCGCGACGACAGGCGTCCCGAGCGGGGTCAGGATGCGAGCGCCGGACACCCGGAGCTGGCCGTCGTCGGTGAGGATCGTCGCCAGCTCGCGCGACATATGCAGGACGCCCTGCGAGCCGTACGCCTCGGCGATCACCTGCTCGAGTCGAGCCACCGCGCGCCAGGCCTCGGCGATCGGGAACGAACCGGCAGCCGCGAGGACGGGGTAGCCGTTCGCGCCTGCGAAGTTCGGGACGTTGCCGAGGTCGCCCGTCCAGAGCGCCTGCTCGACCCGCGCCTCCTCGCGTACGAGAAGGTGCTGGCGAGCGAGCTCGGTCGCGCGCTCCCATGTGTTGCCGATGGGCGAGCAGGTGTGGTGCCCGTAGACGCTGAACGGCGACGCTTCGCCGTCTTCCGCGTCGAGCGGGTCGAGAGCCTTCGGCATCCCGAGAGTGTCTTCGGGGACACAATCAGGAGCGCCGATGCCCTCGACCGGCTCGCACGTCAGCGTCTCCCACGTCACACCGTTCTCCCAGCGGTCGGCCGAGTTCTCCCGCGGTGCGAGCACCGAGAAGAGGCCGAACGGCAGGGCGATGCGGGGCGCACCGACGACAAGCGCCGGGGGTGCGATCGTGGGCATGAGTCAGTCCTCGTCGTTGTCTTCGTCGTCGTCGCCGGATGCGTCGGTCAGCTCGGGCAGCGCTGCGGCCCATGCCTCGACGGCGGCGAGCTTCTCGGGCTTCTTCGCGCCCTCGGGGAACTCGATCCCGTGCTCCTCGGCGAAGGCGTCGATCTGCGGCACCTTCCACGAGTTGTCGGGGAGCTCGATCGCCTCGGCCGTGAGTTCCGTCGGCTCGTCGCCTTCGGTTCCCTCGATCGTGACGACCTCGTCGACCTCGTCGGGCGCGGGGTCGGCCGCCGACCGAGCACGAAGCCCGGTCGGCGGCACGACGCCCTCGTGCCCGTAGAACACGCGCACGCGGCCCATGATCAGGCGACCTCGCTCGTGAACAGCGGTGCGGCCTCCGTCGCGCCCGGCAGGGCGACGGCGGGAACCAGGGTGCCGTTGTGGGCGATGTCCTGTCCGATGGCGGTCACGCCGTCGGCGGTGAGGGACGTCGTCACGAGGCGGGAGTCCTGGCCGCGCTTCGCGGTGAACCAGCCCTCCTCCGTGAACAGCGCCGTGAAGTCGTTCGTTCCGAGCAGCACCGAGTCGTAGAGCGACTCGACGGTGATCACCTCGGCGGCGCCGCGAACCCACGTGCCCGCCGAGTAGAGGAGGAACGAAACGGTCGTCGGCCACTGCGTGACGCCCGCGCCGGCGAGTGCCTGCCAGTTGTAGACGAACTGGGGGGCGATCCCGCGCTCACGGAACCAGCCATCGATCCGCGAGTCCGGCACCGACAGGAGGTCGACGCCGAGGCGACGGCTCAGGTCGGAACGGATCGCGCCGCGGATCCAGAACGGGAACACGGCCTCGAGGGTGACGTTGCGACCGAGACGACGCGCGTAGCGGTACGACTCGACCTGCAGCTCGATCGCCGAGAGCACGGGCGCGGCGGTGCCGGCCTGCGTCGCGGGCAGCGTGACCGCCGTCGACCCTGCGGCCATCTGCGCGATCATCTTGCCGTTGATGTAGTGATCGTGACCGATCAGCACCTTGCGCACGGTGTCGGCGATGACCTCGGGGTAGCCCTTCGACTGCAGAAGGCCCGCGGTGATGCAGATGCCGTCCACGTCGAGGCGGTACTCCTCGAAGGGCGGGCACTCGACGTGGTAGCACGGCTTCGGGCCGACGACGTTCGGGTCGCCCGGATCCTCGCCCGGCTCGTAGCGACCGGCGATGTCGTCCTCCTCCGTGAAGGAGAAGCCGATTTCACCCGCCTGGATGGCCGCGAAGAGGTCGGCGAAGTCGACGCCGGTCGTGAAGCTGATCCCGCCGCGGGGCGCGCCGACCTCGGGGAGGTCGAGCAGACCGTCGCGCGACTCGCCACCGTCGACCAGGTCGTACAGCACCTGCGACGGGGCGCACCAGCCGGTGCCCGATGCCACGAGCGAGCCGCCGGGGAGGCGGGACTCGTCCGACGCGCGCTCGAAGACGCTGCGAACGTGCTCGGGGTCGTTGCTGCGGATCTGCAGCTCCTCGGGGATCGTGCGCGCGAGCTGCAGGAGCGGGGCCTGCTGGCGGACGTGCTGACCGCGAGCGGCAGCCGCCTCGTAGTGCTTCGCGTTGAATCGACCGAGTCGCGCGTTCAGCGCCTCGCCCGCCTCGGCGAAGTCGATCCCGTCGCCGGGAGTGAAGCCGAGGCCGTCGGCCGTGATCGTCATGTGATCGCGGATGCTCGGGCCATCGCTCGACGGGCGGCGCGTCTGCGACTGGCGCCGACGTCCGACCGAGGAGAGGGGGATGCGCGTCGCGCCGCGGCGTGCGCCGGGAGCGGCTGCGGCCTCGAGCGACTCGTCGCCTTCGCCCTCACCGTCGCCGGACTCTGCGCCGTCGCCGTCGCCTTCGCCCTCACCGTCGCCGGCCTCTTCGCCGTCGCCTTCGCCGTCACCCTCGGCGGCGAGCTCCTCGCCGGATGCCTCGGGGCGGACACGGGCGGCGAGCGCTGCGGCAGCGTCGGCACGCTCGGCGAGCGCCGTCTCGCGGGTCGCGATCTCGGCGTTCAGGGCGTCGATTCCCTCGGTCAGCGCCGAGAGCGAGGCGAACTCCTCGGCCGAGAGGCCGGTGCCGTCGCCGTAGAGCGCGTCGAAGTTGTCGACGGCCTGCGCGTGAAGCTCGGTCAGCGCGTCGTCTGCGAGCTCGGTCAGGTTCTCGGGGATGACGAACTCGGCGTCGCCTCCCTGATCCGCATACGCGGTCGCCATGCTGGCGAGCGTGGGGCGGAACGATGCGCGGGTGCGCTTACCCATTATGGGCCTCCCTTGTCGGTGTGTCGGGACTGAAAGAAGTCTCTACACCGAGGCCCTACCGCGGGGCCGAGGCCCGCCATCCGGTTACGGGCTGAGAATAGCACGCCGCCCGGCGGATCGCGCAAGAGGCGATCGCCGGGCGGCGTGTCGAGAGGGTCGCAGCTCAGAGCGGGCGGATCGTTCCGCCGCCGGCGCGGACGCGCGCAGCGGAGGCTTCGAGGCGCGAGCCGACGACCTTCTTCTCGCCCGTGGGGGCGGTGAACTCGTGCGACTCACGCTTCGCGGCGTCGCGCTGCGCGTTCTGCGCATCGCGGGACGGGCGCGCGAATCCGGTCGCCTGAGAGGTGCGATTCTTCGAGCAGTTGCAGGGGGCCATGGCGGAAACTCCTATCGACGGGACGCCGCGAACGCGGCGACCTTGCGGCGGTTGATCGTGAGCTTGCTCTGTGCGACGCGGGCGGCGAGCGCCTTCGCCTCGGCGAGCTTCTCGCGCTCGATCAGACGCGAGAGGTAGGCGGCATCGGACGCCGAGAGCGTCGAGCCGGGGGCGGTGACGGCGTCGACCGTCTCTTCGGCCACGACGACGCCCGAGGCGACGAGGGAGGCCAGCTCACCCGACGCGACGAGGCCGGTCGGGCGGGGGATCGGGAAGCCGGGGACGTTGACGGCGAGCGCTGCGCGCAGCTCGAGGCCGCGCGTCGACTCGTCACGTCGCCAGTCGCCGGAGAGGGGCGACGCGCGCAGGGTGCGGATTTGCTCGGGCGTGACGCTCGGCCGCAGCGCGCCCGCGACCCAGATTCCGTACGCGTCTTCGCCGGCGCGCACGTCGGCGACGGCCGCGCCCGTGTTGTCGTAGTGCGCAGCGGCAGCCGCTCCCGAGGAGCGCGGCCCGGCGTGGCCGGTGCCCATCGTGATCTTGCCCGTGTCGATGATTTCGCCGGCGGCGGTGCGCGTCGTGCCCGTGTGGAATCGGGCGTAGCCCATCGCCGAGTGCGGCGCGACGACGCAGACGCCTTCGCCCGCCGGGCTGGCGATGTGACAGACGTCCCACGTCGCGAGGTGGCCGAAGATGCGACCCTCGTCGTCGATGCGGATCGGGGTCGGGCCGCTGAGCTGCGGATCCGCGAACCATTCGCGGGGCGGGTCAAGCGGCGCGGCTGCGGCTTCGAGCGATTCGGGAGTCTCCTCGCCGAGCACGAACTCCGTCCGATCCTCGCCGATCCAGACGCCGATCCGGTCGAAGGCGACCTCGTCGTGCTCGTCGGGGTTGTAATCCGCCACCGCCGGCTCGTCGGGATAGCCGAGAGTCACGTGGGGGTTCCACTCGTAGCCCTCGTCGTTGACGACCGCAGCGCCGACGGGCGAACCCTCGGCGCTGATCAGCTCGTGCAGCTCGTCGACCCCGTCGCCGCGCACGAAGACGACGTCGGCGCCGTTGCGGCCGAGCTCGCCGCGCGACTCGGGGACGGCGGTCGTCGGTGCGGATCCCGCCGCCAGCTCGGCGACCTGCGATCGGATCGCGTCGAGCACGTCCGGCGCGAGGTCGACGGCTTCGCCGAGGTAGGCGAGCGTGACGTGCGCGGGCTGCGAGGAGGCCGCGACGATGGGATCAGATGCCGCCGGCAGAAGCGCGATGATCGCGCCTGTCGCAGGCTCGGCGTCGTCGGCAGCCGCGGCGAGGGAGTCTTCGCCCCGCTCGATCGTGTCGCCGTCGTCGTCCTCGGCATCCGTCGCCGGAGCGCCGCCCGTCTCGCCCTCGGCAAGCATGCCGATGAGCGCATAGGCGAACGCCGGAATGGCGACCTGTGTCGCGCTGCGGATGCGCGCCGAGGTCGTGACCATGATTTCGTCGTCGGGCTGCGCCTCGAAGACGACCTCGTACTCGCGCCCGTTCTCGTCGGGGTCGTCGCCAGCCGCGGCGATGATCAGGGCCGGCTCCTCGTCCTCCTCGGCGATGAGCTCGGAGGCGACGCGCACCTCGAAGGCGACGTCGTCGAGGTCGACGGAAACGCCGGTCTGCAGGCGGTCGCGCACGAGGCGCGCGCCTTCGACGCCCTCGTCGCTCCCGAAGTCGAAGTCGCCGGTGCCCCAGATGACGCGCACGCCGGACGGCGCTGAGAGCGTCGGACGGCCGAGCGCCTCGAGCCGGGCGTTCGCCTGATCGACGGTCAGCCGCTCGATCGTGAAGATGTGCCCGCTCGTCACGGCGTTGTCGTGCGCGCCGATATCCTCGCGCACGGTGCGGAACGGGAGCGGGTTCTGCTCGCTCAGCTCCTCGGGCCAGTAGAGCGAGTCGCGCGCGAGCATGCGGCCGTCGCCCGTCACCTCGCCTTCGAGGGTGATCGGCCCGGCCCACCGATTCGACGTCACGACTTCGACGGCGTCGCCCACCTCTCCGATGACCTCGGCCGCGTCGGCCGTGAGGGAACGGTACGCCGTAGCGGCGTCGATCAGGCGGGGGCGTCGGGTGCTCATGGGGGCCAGGATAGCCGAAGCCACCGCGACGGGCTATCATTCGACCCGCGAACGACAGAAGCCCCGCCGAGGTGGCGGGGCTTCGTGAGGGTTCAGCAGCGGGGCGATTCTGCCCCCGCGACTCGGTGATAGGCGTCGGCCTGGCGAGTCGCCTCGGCGTCGAGTTGCTCGGGCGTCCAGCTCGGGAACTCTTTCGCGAAGTGATCGCGAAGCCCTCGCCAGGAGTCGCGGTAGTACTTCATGTTGCGACCCTTGCGAGTGGCGAGGGCGTCAAGATCGACGACGGCGGGAGCGGTCATGGCGGGGCTTCTTTCTGCGGTTCGGTTCAGCGGATCAGGCGGCGTGGGCGACGGTGCCAGCGGCGGCGAAGACCGTCTCGACGAGGTCGTCGATCGAGCGGATGACGGCCGTACGGGAGGCGCGGGGCTTCGCGACCTCGATCGCGAGAGTGTCGCCGTCGATCGTCTCGACGGTGCCCGTGCGGCCGTCCTCGAGGCGGACGACGTTACCGACGAGAATGGTCACGCCGTAGCGGCTGGCGGGGCGGTTCGTGTTCATACTCATAGCCTAGCGTCACCTAATAGGTGACGTCAAGCCCTGCGCGTAAGATTCTCGACAAGGTGTCCCGCACGATTCCAAACTCGTCAGGGGATCGCCTTAGCGGCTAGTGAGTGAACGACATACGGAACCGAGGATGCGAGGCTCGTCGCCCGACGCGGCGCCGAGGGATACGGCGTCGACCTATCCCCGCCGGGCGGCGAGCTACCTCGCCTGCGGGAATCCCGTCGCGCGCCAGCGGACGCCCACCTGCACACATCGGCAGTTGATCACTTCGCCGGGCGGGCCTTGCCGGTCGCCGGGGTAGCGCAGCGACGCCCCGCCGACGACGAACGGCTCGTCGATCCCGACCGTCTGGCCCTCGGCGTGTCGGTGCGTGTCGCGCACCTTTTTGTCGTGCATCGTCACCCACCGCCGGCGCGTGTAGCCCTGCCGGGCGAGCTCGCTCGACGTGAGCAGCCCGTCGAGTCCGGTCACGGCGGTTCGCGCGTCGCGCTTCATCTTCGCCATGAAGTCGCCGCCGCTCGCAGCGTCGAGCGCATCCCAGTTCGCGCCGTGGCGACGACGCGCCGCAGCTTCGAGGGCATCCGTCACGGCGAAGACCTCGGCGGCCTCGGCGCGCAGCTCGCGCGCGCTCCATTGCTCCTCGTGCGCGATCGTCAGGAGCGCGATCGCCGCGTTGTACGCATCGCCGGGGAGCACGCTCTCGCCGACGACCTCGGAGATATACGCGCGCGCCGTCGCGTCGATCTGCGGCGTGTCGAGCGCGCCGTCGACGTGCCACTGCCACCGCTGCGCGAGCTGCGCGGCCGTGAGCATGAAGCCGGAATCCTCGAGCGCCTGTCGGACGTCTTTCAGGAATCCGCGCAGCGCGCGCGTGAGCAGCACGACGACGCGCGACTCCATCCGCGCCTGCCGGGCGAAGGCCGCGCCGGGCGATTCGAGGTCGAGCATCACGCCCCCACGAGGTCGGAGTGCTCGTGCCGATCGAAGACGGGAAGGCCGAGGCGCGACTCGAAGCGGTACTGGAGTTCGGGCAGCCGGTGCGGCGTGCCCGTGATCGCGAGGTCGTGAACGTAGTCGTCGAGCATCGCCGACACCTGAACGGCGGTGATATCGCAGCAGCCGTGCACGTCGAGCAGCGCGGGAACGACGTCCCACGCCCCCTTCAGCGCCTTCGCGACGAGGGCGTCCGTCGGTCGCCAGAGCGTGTGGCCGAGGGTCGGCGACTTCGTGCCGAGCTCACGGAAGCGGGAGCGCTCAGCGCGCACGAGGTAGTTCCCGAGCTTCTCGAGGGCCTTCAGCACGAGCACGTCGCACACTGCGAGCAGCGTCGAGCGCTGCGTGCTCGGCGCGATCGTGACGCCGCCGCAGACGGGGCACGGGCCGGGGATGCTCTGCGCGCCGCTCATCGCGCGCCCGCCTCGGCGAGGATGGCGGCGGCC